GTCTTGGCGTCCTGACATCCGTGAGCACTGGGGCACGTTGCCCGAGCCTGTCCGCGCCGAGATCCAGCGCCGCGAGACAGAGGTGGCACGCACCCTCCAGGAAACCGCAGAGGCTCGCAAGACAGCCGAGGCGGTGATGAAGACGATCGAGCCGTACCAGGCGTTCATCAAGGCCGAGAACAGCAACCCCTTGCAGGCGATCGACAACCTGATGAGCACGGCGGCGCGTCTGCGCACGGGCACAGCGCCCGAGCTTGCGCAGTTGGTGGCCGGCATCGTCAACCAGTTTGGCACTGGCCGCTTTGGCAATGGCTTCATCGAGCTGCTCGATGGCGCCCTGGCTGGCCAGACGCCGAAGCAAGACCCACAGCAGCTGGCCATGGAGCAGGTGCTCAACCAGCGCCTGGCGCCCATGCAGAACATGCTGACGCAGTTCCAGCAGGCGCAGCTGCAACAGCAGCAGCAGGCCACCCAGGCGGCGCAGACAGAGGTCTCAACTTTCCTAGACCGCGCAGAGTTTGGCGAGGACGTGCGCGAGGACATGGCCGACATCATCGAGGCCCACAGCCGGCGCGGCCAGGCCATCAGCTTGCAGGACGCTTACAAGAAGGCCTGCCTGATGAATGACAACGTGCGCTCTGTGATCTCTCAGCGTGCCAAGGCCCGCGGCGCCCAGCAGACCACCCAGGCTGCGCAGAAGGCGCGTTCGGCTGCCGTGCAGGTTTCCGGCTCCGCGCCGATGGGCGCTTTGAGGCAAGAGAGCACCGACGTGCGCACTGCGATCGAGGCTGCCATTCAGATGACCTCACGGTGATGCCATAATCACACCACGTCGAGAGAAATCTCGACTGGTGTGCCCAAGCACCCCAGCCACCGCATGATCCTAGGAGACGCCTCGCGTCCCACCTACGACGAAGTCGGACTGTGAAAGGTTCGCGTAGGCGCATCTGAAAAAGGTGAGCGCAAGCTCGTTTTAACTCAGATGAAGGAGTCATCATGTCTTTTCCAAATGTAAGTGACATCGTCGCAACGACGATCCAGTCCCGCACTCGCCAGATTGCGGACAACGTAACCAAAAACAACGCCCTGTTGTCCCGCTTGAACCAGCGCGGCAACGTTAAGACCATCTCTGGTGGTAACACAATCTTTGAAGAACTCTCATTCGCTGAAAACGCGAACGGCGGTTTCTACTCTGGTTATGACTTGCTGCCTGTGGCCGCTCAAGACGTCATCAGTGCTGCTGAATTCCAAATCAAGCAGTACGCCGTGCCCGTCGTGATGTCCGGTCTCGAGATGTTGCAAAACAGTGGCAAAGAGCAATTCATCGACTTGCTCGAAGCCCGTTTGAACGTGGCTGAGTCCACCATGGTCAACCAGTTGGCCCAGTCCATCTACTCAGACGGCACTGGCTCTGGCGGTAAAGAAGTCACCGGCTTGAACGCCGCTGTGCCCTCTGACCCCACAACCGGCACTTACGGTGGCATCAACCGCGCAACTTGGACGTTCTGGCGCTCCAAGCTGTACGACTTCAGCGCTCAAACCGTTACCCCCAGCGCAACCACCATCCAGGCTGGTTTGAACGCTTTGTGGGCACAGTTGGTTCGCGGCACTGACCGTCCTGACTTGGTCGTGTTGGACAACAACTACTGGTCTTACTACATGGGCAGCTTGCAGGCCCAGCAGCGTTTCACGTCTCCTGAGACTGGCAATTTGGGCTTCCCCACATTGAAGTTCATGGACGCTGACGTTGTTCTCGACGGCGGTATCGGCGGCTATTGCCCTGCCAACACCGGCTTCATGCTCAACAGCAAATACATCAAGTGGCGCCCTCACAAGGATCGCAACATGGTGCCTTTGTCACCTAACCGTCGCTACGCCATCAACCAGGACGCTGAAGTTCAGATCTTGGCTTGGGCCGGCAACCTGACCACCTCTGGTGCTCAGTTCCAGGGTCGTATCCAAAACTAATTTTGGTGGGCCGTCGTGGGTCTCCCTTTCCCGAGGGACTGGGGAGACCCACAACCCCTCGGGTTTTTTAACGGAAGGAATAAATCATGGCAGCAACATTTGGCGCAGCAGTATCTGCAAACGCTCCCGCAGTCGTAGACACGGCTGCATCCCAATCCACTGGCGCCGTCTGTGAAGGCATTGGCCTGACAGGCGTTGACGGTGCATCCATCGGTGGTTCACGCATCGGTGGCTCCCCTGGTACTGATCTGGTGATCGATACCAACGCTTAAAAATCAAAAAAAGGTCAGAGATGCAACCCACGACACCAACCATCTTCGACGAGCCAAGCGACTTTTCCAAACCGGATGAGACCCGCTTTGCCGCCGATAACAAGCTCTACATCGAGTTTTTTCGAAAGCCTGTCATGCAACCCGGCAAGAGCCGTGAAGCTGGCCGCGCTGTGTACGAAGAAGTCGATTACGTCCGCATTCATGTGCCGGGCGACAAGTCCTCAGTGATTGAGCGTCCGCTGTCTCAGCAGGACGTTTTTCGCTTCCAGGATCGATACAACAAGTGGAAGGCCGGCCAGGAAGAAGCTGTGACCGGTACTCCCTTGAGCGCTTTGCCTGGCATGAACGCGTCCAAGGTCGAGGAATACAAGTTCTTCAAGATCATCACCGTCGAGCAGCTCGCTGACGCCAATGACAACCTGGGCGGCAAGTTCATGTCCTTCCAATCGGACAAGCAACGCGCCAAGGCTTTCATGGAGGTCGCGGCCAACAACGCCCCGATCGAGAAGATGAACGCAGAGCTGCAAAAGCGCGACGCGGAAATCGAAAACTTGCGCACGATGGTCGAGGCACTGCAAGCGAGCGCCAAGCCCGCCAAACGCAACGTCGCAGCGACAGCAGAAGCTGAGTAATAGGAGACCAGGGGATGGCCTTTCAAATCGTTAACGAATCGACCCTCTCGGCCATCGTGCAGAACGTGGCCTCGATGGTGGCCTTCCCCGTCCCTCAAGATCCCGCGGGTGATCCAGATCCCACGGTGCAGCAGTTTGTGCAGGCCGCCAACATGGCCGGCATCGAGCTTTTGACCATGTACGACTGGCAAGAGCTGATCAAAAACTATGTGATCCCGATTCAGTCCGACTACAACAACCAGCGGGAAAAGGGCTTTCCTTTGCCCGAGGACTTCTTTGACTGGATTGATCAGACCAACTGGAACGCGACAACGCAGTTCCCGTCACTTGGCCCTGTCTCGCCACAGATGTGGCAGCAGCTGCTGATCCGCACCACGCTGCCGGTGCTTTCGTTTTACTGGCAGGTGCGCGACAACTTGATCTATGTGTTGGCGCCTCCCAATTCGCCTCAGACCATGAACGTGTTTTACATGTCGCAGGCCTGGGTGCAGGATCAGGACGATCCAACGCTTTACAAAAACCGCATCACCAAGAACGGTGACAAGGCTTTGCTCGACCCCACGCTGATCACGCTGTACACCCGCGTGAAGTGGCTCGAGATGAAGGGCCTTGACACAGCTGCGGCACAGCGCGACTTCCAGATCGCGTTCGAGAACCGCAAGGGAGCAGAGAAGGGCGCGCCTGTGTTGTCAATGGCGCGGGACTTCCGATTCCCGTACATCCAGCCGCTGACCAATACTCCTGACACTGGTTATGGAGTTTGATCATGCCCTTGCTGCCGCTTCAATCTCCGCGTGTACCTAGAAGGTCATACGCCGCTCAAACAGCGCAAGTGCAAGTCATTCCCGCCCCAACAGGCGGTTTGAACTATCGCGACCCGATCGCGGCCATGACGCCGCTGGACGCGCTTGCTCTGACCAATTTCATCCCACGCCAGCAGGGCATCGAGCTGCGTAAAGGGTATTCGAATTACGCTGACCCTGTGGGCGGCAATGCCGTTGACGCCATCTTCAGCTACAAGGCGCCAGTCCCTGCGGACGATCGCATTTTCACTGCGGTCAACGGCAACATCTACGACGTGACCGATGGCGGCACGCCTGTGCTGGCTGTCACTGGCACGGGCAGCGATGCCGACGAGTGGTGGACGACGCAGTTCTCCACGCCTGGTGACACGTTCCTGCTGGCCGTTTCACCTGGTGCTGGGTACTGGACTTACAGCACCGGCACTGGCTGGGTCGATCGCACTGCGACGACCACTGGCCTGCCCGCTAGCGTGCGCACGGTGGCCGTGTGGAAGCAGCGCGTGTGGTTCACCGCAGAGGGTGACTCTAACGTCTACTACCTGAACGCGGTCGATGTTGTCACGGGCGCCTGCACATCGTTTGCCATGGGTTCAACCCTGCGCAACGGTGGCTATGTTTCCGCGCTGATCAACTGGACGATGGATGCCGGCTTCTCGATCGATGACTACCTGATCGTCGTCGGCACTGAGGGCGACGTTGGCGTGTGGCAGGGCACAGACCCTACCAGCGCCGACACGTTTGGCCTGAAGGGTGTTTGGTACGTTGGCCCTGTGCCAAAGCATGGAACGTTCTTCACGCCCTTTGGTGGTGACGTGATGATCGTCTCTGAGCTTGGCCTGGTTCCCATGTCCAAGCTGGTCAATGGCCAATACACGCAAGACCAGCAGATCGGCCCCGCGTCCAAGATCCAGTCGGTCTTTGCGCCTTTGGTGCGCAGGCTCCTTGACGGCCTCTACTTCGACGTGTTCGTTGTGCCGTCTTCTGAGGTGCTGGTGATCAAATTGCCACCAGACGGTGGAACGTATCGCCAGTTCGCAATGAACGTCACCACGGGCGCTTGGTGCCAGTTTGTGGGCATTCCAATGTTGAGCGCTGCCGTGATCAATGGCCAGCTCTACTTTGGCACTGAGGATGGCTACACCTGCAAGGGCCTGTTTGGCGACAAGGATGGCGCAGACGCTCTGGGGGATGGCGGCAACTACGTTGAGGGAGATGTGCAAACGTCCTTCCAGCACTTCAACACGCCTGCCCAGCTCAAGAAGTTTGGCATGGTGCGTCCGACGTTCATTGCTTTGGCAGCGCCTGCGATCAAGCTGCAAATGAACACACAGTTTCAACTCAGTGCTGTCGGTGGATCTCCATATTTCACAAAAGGCGATGGCGCCGTGTGGGACGAGGGGGTTTGGAACACGTCAACGTGGGTGGGAACGAACACCTACCAGGCGTGGGCCGGCACAGCTGGTCTCGGGTACTACGGCTCGTTGCGCATGAAGGTGCGCGGCCTGCCGGCAACTGTCTTCACTTCATGCAATGTGATGACTGAACTAGGTGGAGTGATGTGATGGTTAAAAAATACGAACTACCAGACGAGACATTGCAGCTTATCGCTGCGTCTCCTGAGCTTGCTGTTCCAATGATGATGCAAGGCGGTGAGGCTCAGTTTGCGACGCCTGACGTGCGTCGCTCTGACTTGATCTCTGCTTTACGTTCAATCTCAGGACGAGGTAATGCTGGCGTCACGCGCTTTGCAAACGCTAAAAACGGCACATCTTTAAACATGGGCGCTTACCGCGGGGCAAACAATCCTGGCGTGTTGGGCATGGGCAAGTATGTGGCGCCAGACGTCGTTTTGCCTGGTGGCGAAACAAACACGGTCATCAACACGCCAGTCGTGGACAAGCTCATTTATGACGACATTGTTGACGACGAAGTGATCGGTGACGAAATCATTGACGATGAAGTTATTGATGATGAAGTGATTGACGACTCCCTTGATGATCCAATTGATGATCCTCTTGATCCTGTTGATCCTGTTGGTGATCCTGATGACCCAATTATCGATTTCTTCCCAACGGGCGCTCAAGTAACTGTTGACGGTGGCACTGGCAACGACACCATCGTCGGCGGTACAGGCAACGACACCATCGTCGGCGGTACAGGCAACGACACCATCACTGGCGGCACTGGCAACGACACCATCACTGGCGGCGGTGGAAATGACGGCCCCAACCTAGAGTCTTCGATCGCAGCCATCTTGACCGCGCGTTTGGCCGGCACAGGCGGGACAGGCGGCACAGGCGGCGGTGACGGTGGTTCTGGTACAGGCGGCACTGGCGGCCTGACAGGCACCACTGGTGGCACAGGATCAACAACCACCACTGGCACAACGTCAGGCACTGGATCTACAACCGGCACTGGCGACTCGCTGCGCGACGCAATTACTTCTGCGGTGGACGGCACTGGCGCGTCGATTGACAACTCGTCAGCTGGCCTGGACACAAGCTCCTCGTCGAGCACTCTTGGCTCGTCACTGACAGCCGATCAGCTTTCTGCCTTAACCAAACCCAAGGTTCCATCGGTCACGCTTGAGTCAAGCGGCCCAGCTCTTGATGACAAAGGCTCGCTAATTCAGACGTTTGATTACCCCGAATTGTTGGCGCCAGAAGATCTGAAGGCTTATGAGGAATGGATGAAGCAACAGAGCACAACAGGCGGTGGCAAAGCAATCTTTGACGAGACATTGGGTACGTTGGAGTTTTGAAGGATGCGGCTCACTACTGACAAACCAGGCGAGCGTCCTGTCATCTGGGAATGGATGCACAGGAAGACAAACCTACCTTGGAGTAGTGACCTGCGTGCAATAGCAGCGATGCGCGATGACGGCACAATTGGGGCTGCTGTCGCATACAACGCATGGACAGAAAAGGGGTGCTGGATGCACGTCGCGTTTGACACCCCGCACAGTTTGACCCGCGAGCTTTGGCGTGCGGCTTTCGAATATCCGCTGATTACATGCGGCAAGGAAGCGGTCTACGGCCTTACGCCAAAGCACTTGGAAGATGCTGTGAGGATGAATCGCAAGCTGGGGTTTCGGCAGATCGCTGAAACCGTGGATTGTGTGATGTTTGAAATGAGGCACGACGAGTGCCGCTGGATCAAGGAGAAAGAACATGGGCGGGAAATCGTCAGCACCAGCAGCACCTGACTATCTAGGTGCAGCCAACACTCAGGCGGCAGCTTCCAAAGAGCTGACCAACATTCAGAACTATGCCAACCGGCCTGTCATCAACACGCCGTTTGGTTCGCAGTCATGGGGCACGCAGGCTGTCACTGATCCGGCGACTGGCCAAGCGGTCACGCAATGGACGCAAAACAATACCCTTGCACCAGGCTTGCAGGATGCGCTGAACGATCAGATTCAAATTCAAGGTGGGCGCAGTGATCTGGCCAACAGTTTTATGGGTCGCGTGGCGGGTGAGTATTCCAAGCCGTTTGATTATCAGAACCTGCCGCAGATGACATCTGCCAACGCGCCTGGCAATTTGTACACGGGCGTGAAGGACTATTCCGCTGGCCTAAGCACGGGTTTCAACTTTGGTGCGCCTCAGACATCGCTCAACACTGCGGACAACCCTGCGCTGCCTCAGTTTGACTCGAGCTACCGCGACACGGTGGCCAATCAGCTCATGCAGAAGATGCAGCCGGTGCATGACTACCAGCAGCGCCAGCTCGAGACAAAGCTCTCCAACATGGGCTTTCGTCCTGGCACTGAAGGCTATGACCGCGAGCTGAACAACATGGCACAGCGCCAGGCAGCCGAGCGCTACAACGCGCTGGACACTGCTGGCAACGAAGCACAGCGCTTGTATGGCATGCAGATGGGCGGTCGTCAGCAGGCCTTCAACGAAGACTTGCAAGGCGGCCAGTTTGGCAATCAAGCGCAGCAGCAGAACTTCAACCAGAACCTGGGCGCGGCTCAGTTCCAGAACCAGGCGCTGGGCCAAGGCTCCGCGTTGGATCTGGCAAACATGAATGCACGCAACAACGCAATTGCACAGCAGTACGGTCTGAACCAGCAATACGCCAACGCGCAAAACCAACTGCGCCAGCAGGCAATTGCAGAGCAGGCACAGCGCCGCGGCATGTCTCTGAACGAGATGAACGCGTTGTTGTCTGGCCAACAAGTCAGCATGCCTCAGATGCCTTCGTTTGTGGCCGCACAGCAGTCACAGACGCCCAACATCTTGGGCGCAACGCAGTCGCAATACGACGCACAGCTGGGCGCGTACAACGCACAGCAGGCCGGCATGAACTCTTTGTTAGGCGCTGGCGCACAGCTTGGATCTGCTGCGTTCATGTTCTCCGATCGCCGCTTGAAGTCAAACATCAAGCGCGTCGGCACTCACGCAATTGGCGTGGGAATTTATGACTACACAATGATGGGAATGTCACAACGCGGTGTGATTGCCCAAGAAGTTGAAGCGGTGCGACCTGACCTTGTCAAGCGTCACGCCAGTGGCTACCTGATGGTGAATTACGGAGGTTTGAAATGAATGACGATCTGATGTTTGAGTACCTGGTTCAAATGGGCCAGATGCGTCCCGAGGAAGCCGAGCTGAAAAAGAAGCAGGCAATGGTTGACGCCCTCCGCAAAAACTCCATGGCGCCCATGGAAGGTCAAATGATTGGCAAGCACTACGTCAGCCCCGGCATCGCCGGTGCGGTCAGTCAGCTTGGTCAAGCCTACATGGCAAAGAACGCCCAGGGCGGAGTTGACCAGCAAATGCGTGGCATGAATGATCGCCAGCGCATGGCTCTTGAGGAGCTGCGCAAGCGTCGCATGACGCCTGGTGCAATGCCTGCCGCTGGTGGCATGAATGCCATGAACACCGACAACTACGGCTTTGATATGCCTGGTGCTGGGTACTAATCATGGCCGATTACACCCTGTTCAACAACGAGGAGGAGCAGCCAAGCTATGGCCTCCTAAAAAAAGCGCGGGCGAAGATTCAGTCGCCCGGTGGCGTCTTGTCCAACAGCGTGCAAGCTGGTCAGGGAACGATGCTGCCAAACACTCGCGATCGACTCTCCAAAATCTACGGCGAGATCGACAAGCTCGACACGCAAGACGTTGACACGTCAGGCCTGCAAGCGTTTGCCAGACAGCAAAGCGACGCAGGCCAGGGAGCTATGCTCAACGCGTTGGCAGCGCAGTTTGCAGGGGAGAGCTTTGACCCCGTGCAATCGCAATATCTCAAGCGCGCCGCGTCAGCTTCCGAGCCAATGAAGATGGGCGGCGGCATCCTGACGCCTGATGGCCAGTTCATCAAAGATCCGTTTGCTCAGCGCGATGCGCGTCGCACAGCGCTTGAGCGCCAGGCTGGCGGCATCGAAAAGATGCTGAGTGACGAAAAGATTGCAGGCGAGCGCCGCGAAGATCGCTTGGCTACCGACGCCAACTTAAACGCGTATCGCAACGCATCGCTGAATTCACTCAATTCATACCGCGACGCTTCTCTGGCCAACCGTGATCACGGCGCCCAAGACAGCCGGATCTGGCGTGCTGAGGACACTTTGCGCAGCGACTTCGACAAGATGACAAAGGACTTGCGCGAGGAGATGAATGCGACGAGCAAGATCACTCAGATCGTCAACGCAACGCCTCCTGGTCAAAAGCCCGACGCGATTACTCAGCAGTCGCTGGTGATCTTGCTGAACAAGTTTTTGGACCCTGGCTCTGTTGTGCGTGAGGGTGAATTTGACCGCGTGGTGAAAGCTCAAGGCTTGGAAGGCCAAGCGCGAAACCTGTCTGATCGAATCTTGAAGGGTCAACCTTTAGACCTCAACACGATCAACCAGATCAATGGCCTGGCCAAGCTCTACAACGACGCGGCCACAGCCAAGGTTCAGAAGTACGCAAACGACTACATCTCGATTGCCGATCGCCGCAGGCTAAACCCTGAGAACGTGATCAGCGATCCAAGGTTCCGCGATGGTTCTGCTGCCGGTGGCGCTCCAGCTGCTGGCGTCCCTGCCGGCGTCGATCCCAACGTGTGGAAGTTCATGACACCGCAGGAGCGTGCCTTATGGAAATGACGATCGAGCAAAAGCGTGCCCTAGCCATGGCGCAAGCTCGCGCTCGAGCTGCGGCAGGGTCACAACCCGAAGACATGGCCGCACAAGCTGCGGCCTCTGGCGCGTCCATGCGCAACGGTCAGGTCAACTGGGGCGTCGAGCTTCAGAAACAGGCCATCGACGAGATGGGGCCTGCTGAACGCATCTTCTACAACATGGGTGCTGGCTTTGCC